ACAGACTTGCAAAAAGAGATGTTCCGTCGCTATAAAGAGAATAGGGATTACGAACAAGCCCAAGATTCTTACCGAACATGAACAATTGGATTCAAGGTTTAACCGAAAAAGACCGCGAATCCTTGTTAGCTTTCTGTAAACGGAGTCCATCTCCTATTCAGATATATTTATATTCCCGATTCCTTGGTTTTACGGGAAGTATTGTTGAGTGCGACGAATGGTCCCAGAAGAAAACTAAAAAAAGGAACTTTACTGAAGTACTGGAGAAAGAAATTGATTATATGCAGCAAGATATTTCTAAATTAAGGGAAGCCATTGATATGGGAATGGTGAAGCAAGATATGGGTACCGCCAGGATTGCAATGCTTCAAAAAGAATTACGTGGTTCAATAAAACAATTAAATGATGAAAAGGTATTAATGGATAAACAAGGTTTAATACTTGCTGGTGCAGATAGAGCTTTACGTGAGATGTTATCGATTTTTAGAGATGATCCAATTGAAGGTCCATTACAAGAAGCCTCAATGGGAGTTTGGACAAAGATACTACAAGAAGAATCTTAGTAATTAATAGGCTATGCTACGTCCATGGCAGGTACAAGCATTTACAGTGTCTACAGACGCACTGCGAGAGCAGCGGCTAAGCAGCATGTTGTAAAAAAAACATCAAATATTGATACTGAAAGAGCAAGAAAAGATTTTGCTTATTTTTGTGATGTTGTAGGTAATAAACCTCCAGCTGCTCATCATAAAGAATGGCATAAATATTTATGTACTGGTGATGATAGTGAATGCCTTGTTGGTATTGCTGGTCCAAACATCGATATTTTGGCTCCAAGAGGTTCTGCAAAATCTACAGTATTAGGATTATTTACGGCCTGGGCTATTGGAATACATGCAACAGCTAAGTTACCTTTAAAAATTCTCTATATTTCTTATACAGTTGACGTAGCACGTCCTAAAAGTGCAGCAATTAAACGAATTATTGAAGAAAGTAAGGTTTATAAAGAAATCTTTCCTCGGGTGAAGATTGCTAAAGGAATTAACTCTAATGAATATTGGAGTATTGATTGGAAATTTGCTGGTATTAAATCTACGGGTGAGGAAGAATTTACTGTTTGTTGTGCTGGTTTGAAAGGTGCTGTTACTTCAAAACGTTCTCACTTATGTATTATTGATGACGCAATTAAAAGTGCCGATGACATAAAGAATAAAGATATTCGTCAGGCTATGGAAGATAACTGGAATGCCGTTATTGTTCCTACTATGTTTGAAGGTGCAAGAGCTATCTGTCTAGGTACACGCTTTAGACATGATGATGTGCACAACACTACGTTTATCCCGCAGAGTGGTTGGGTTCAAATAGTTCAATCGGCTATTACTGTTGATGATACAGGAGAAGAGATGTCTTATTGGCCAGAGATGTGGTCACTAGATTACTTATCAGATAGGAGAAGAATTGCTCCAATTGCTTTTAGCTTTCAATATCAAAATCAAATAGTTCAAACTAGTGAATTATCCCTATCACCGGATTTAATTGTTAAGGGTCCTATTGCAACTCAGTTTGATACTTTAGGTGTAGGAGTTGATTTATCAGCGGGAGTAAGAGAAAAGAATGACTATACGGTTTTTGTAATGGGCGGGAGAATAGGCGACAAAATTCATATTGTCGATTGCAAGCGTGTACGAGTTATGGGGAACCTTGAAAAACTAGAATTACTTATGGAGATGATGGAAGAATGGGGTGTTATACATAAAGATAATAAAGATTATTTTGCTACTGGAACTACTGCTCATATATGGTCAGAAGCCGTTGCATATCAAGCTTCTTTAGAAGCAGATTTCAAAAGAATTTGTCAGACTGAGCAAGGTCTTTATAATTTAATTTGGCATCCGGTAAAAGGTTTTAGAGGAGATAAAGTTGCACGATTTAGGGGCATAATGGGTTTATTTGAACAGAGGAAAATTACTTTTAATAAATTCAGACGCTTTGGACCTTTAACAGACGAAATAGTTAACTTTGGGGTTAGTTCTCATGATGATTGTGTTGACGCATTAGTATGGCTATGTAATGGGTTAATGACCCGAGGAAAACTACAGTTAGAGTATTGACGATTTAAACTAGAGAAATCACATCCCGATGTCACCCAGCTATTACAATCTCGAGCTCGAACAGGATGCCTACGGTTCAGCCGTTATTCCTCTTCCTGATGAACTTTGTCATGATCTTGCTATCCAACCTAATGAAAGGTTTGAAGTTGAGGTCGACGATGATGTTATTACTCTTAAACGATTACATGCTGGGTACGATATTGACCAATAGATTAAATCTTGAGTACTCATGAGCGATAGTAATAGCAAAGCTGAACTCGACGCTATTCTGAAATCAGTAATAGCAAAGGATGGGACAGGACCTGCGGACACCATGCTGGTGAACGCTCACTTGTCTCAGATGAAAATGTTTGGGATAAGACAGGGAGTTGAGTTTTTTCCACAACAAGATAATTTTGGTACTCAAAGGTTTGATTTTGTTCAACAAGTAATTAAATTCAATAAATTAGATGCACGTTTAGATTCAATTTGGGACAGATTTTTAGCTTACGGAAAAGGACTTTTTTATATTCGACCAACAAAGAAAACTTATCGTATCTATTGGTTTGATAAAGATGCTTATCGTACTTATTATTCTCCAGAAGGTGAGTTAGAAGAAGTAATCATTATCTATCCATATAAAGTTAAAGCAAAACGTGGTTTACAAGGGGTTGGTTTAAGTACAGATAAGCGTTATATGCGTTTACGTATTACTGCTACTGAAATTGAAGAATTTCATAGTGAGCAAGAAATAACGTTTGAACAAGAGAATGTTAATTTTGCAACGTTTGATAAAAAGACAGTAGAAAATACAATGGAGTTTATTCCATGTGTTGAGGTATTTAATAATCCAGATGCATTTGGAACTGATGGAGCAGGTGAATTTGAATGGTTAGCTAATCAGATCATTGCTCACGATGAGATGGTTAAAAATATACGTGCAAACCTTTCTTTCTTTGGAAATCCAACACTCCTTTCTTCACGACCTAAACAAGACATTGTTGAACAAGATGCCGATGCTGTACAACGTCCAAGTATTTCTAGTCAATCTGGATTCCAGTCTAATTTCGATCTTTCTAGTTCTACTTATAAACAAGATCCTACAACTCGTACACAACCAGGCTATATAGGAAAACCTGGTAGTGGTATGCGAGTACCAAGAGTTATATCTAATTTAGAACCCTCAGATAGGGTTGGTTTTATTACGCCTAATGCTGTAAGTACCGATCAAGCTCGTTATTCAGAGCAATTACGTAGTGAAATAAGATTAGCTTTAGGTGGTATTGACGACTTAAGTATTACTAATGTCACTGCCACGGAGATTAAATCTGCATATGGACGTGTAAGTGCAACGGCTAAAAAGAAATGCTTACAACTTTATACTTATGGAGTTTGTAAGTGTTTTGAATTAATTCTTTTCCAGGAAGAACAGATATTCCGTAAATCATTAGCTTATGCCTCTGGTATTAAATTTCCTCAGGTTCCTGACGACCTAGACGATCCAAAAGCTCTAGAAAAATATGAAAAACAGAAATCTAAGTATGAGCAGAAATTACAGGCTGCTATTGATATTGCTGTTGAAACGCAAGAGATACCGGATGGTGTATTAGGGCTTGCTCCAGATGGAGATAGAACCGTTTTATGGCGGTGGATGGGACCAGTTTATGAGGATACAGCACAGGATAAATTGAACCAATCTATCTTTACTCGAAACCTTCAAGAATTGGGTGTTGATAGTATAGAAGCACTGAAGTATCTATTTCCATCCAAAACGGATGACGAAATCGCGGGAATGCTCTCCGGTTTCCCATTCCGAATGGTGGGAGAGGTACAGAGGGCGTATTCCTCCTTTATTGATCTAATCAATCAAGAGATGAGGACTCCGCATCCGCAACAGCCTAATTTACCTATGGCAGCGGATCCGAGACTAGATCTCACCCCTTTCTTATATCGAACTTTAGAATCACTCCAGAAGGAAGTAACTTATGCAGGACGCTACCGTAGCGCCGACCCAATCGGCACCCCAAGTATCCCAGACCCCGCCGACCAGCTACGTGGCTCCAGTAGCGCAGCAGTCAGCGGCTCAGGCCCCATCAGTGGCAACTTCTCCCCAATGGGTGGGGAGCTCCCAGCCGATGGCGGCACCCGTGCCTCAAGCGCCAGCCCAGATGGGGATCCAAGGACTACCATCAACCCCTACAGCTTCGTACCCCCAGGCACCCCAGGCAGCCCCACAACAGGAGAGTCCTTACAAGGACGCCTTCAACAAGGTGGTGGGTCTACTGAGCTCTCCAGTCCAATTCCCGTTCCAGGGTCAACAGTCTCCTCAGACACAAACAATCGACCCGGCGAGTTACGCTTCCCAGCAAACAACCCAGTTCGCCAATCAGGTAGCGCCGACCTCTACGCCTGGGATCAACAACAGCCAGGACTTATCCAACAACTATTCCCAAACATCTCTGGAAATAACACCAGACCAGCTAAGGGCAAACGGAGTAAGTGAGGAAAGCCTACAGGTTATAGACCATTTCGGTCCTAACGCTGCAGCAGATCTAAATACATACGCCACTCAACTAGAAGATTCATTAATACAAACTAACGAGCAATTAGGTGAAGCTGTTGGGCTTCTTAAGGAGCTTTCTAATGAGCATAAAGCTTATGAGCATATTCTTACTAATCCTGACGTATTAGCTGATTACACATGTGAGTTCTTCGGGGATAATGGACCTTATCCAATCCCTGCTCAAGGCGCTCCAGTTCAAGGTAGACAAGTAGGACAACAGTTCCAGGGTTCTGATAGATCACACTCTATTCCAGAGGCTCCTGCAGCTCCTACAGCTAGACCAGCTGCTGCTCCAGCTCCACAACGTCCTGAGATGCCTGTACCTCCACAGCCACAATCACAAGGAAGACCAGAAGATTTCTGGAATAACTTTGGTAGTGCCGCTGACAGAGACCCACAGAATGCTTGGCGTTACTTGAATCAAGCACAACAAAATCCTGAAGTTTTCCGTAACAAACTTCTTGTAATGGAGTGATCTAACTCCTTTTAACTTAGGGGTGGCAAGCGCTACCCCTTTACCTATTTTCCAAATGGCAAAAAAGAAAGCTAGAGACAGAGCAGATGATTTCGTTGCATACCTTGGTACAGCAGGTGGTCCTATTGGGTCTCCTAATTTAGTTGACTTTGGTGGAACTGATATACAAGCTCAGATATTTGCTGGTAATAGCGATCAATATGCAGCCATTAGAAAAGAATCACAAGTTGGAGTAGGCGACCCAAATGCCGCTGTTCCTCCAATGCCTCAGGACTTAGATGCTTCTTATTTAAAGTTAAATCTACCTGGGTCACCTTTACCTCAAAATGCTTTATTTTCTCCTCAGAATGTAAGAGCTGCAGAGGCAACTCAGAATGCTATAGCTGCTAATGAGCAAGCATTTTTGAGACAATACATGAATCCTGCTGGACTAAGTCAAGTTCCAGTTGGTTATCCTCCTCAAAAACCTAAAAAAGGCAGCCGCTAATGAATAACGCTAAAGCAAAAGAAGCCAAAGATAAGGCAGCTACACATTTAGCATTGGCTGCACTCCAACAGGAGCAAGAACAGCAATCAGATTTACAACCAGCTGATGGTTATATCAACCCCTATGGAAGAATTGGAACAGTACCACCTACGACATATTCTTTGACTAATCAATTAAACGGAACAGGTACTCAATCAGTTATTAACCCCGAGACTTAATAAATTCCATTATTAACTCATATTATAATTAATCTTAATGGAATTTAGGTTCCAGCGATAGATAATCGTCTCCTTTAGGGAGACTTAATTATCTGGTATCAGCAAAAACCATAACGCTGAAAAAAACCCAATGTTTATTGATAACGATTTCCCTAAGCTGCTGGGTGCGGAATTATACCGCCCTCATCCAGCTTATATTGTGGAAATGGCGTCTGAACCCGTCGTTGTCCATGATTTCACAAAACAACCGGGTCAAACTGTTCAGCTAGATCGTTACCGTTTCTTCGGTAACCCTGGCACGAAGACAAACCGTGAGCGTACTCAGGATCAAACCATAGGTACAGCAAACAGTAGGTCTATCGTTAAGGACAAAGTGTTGGTGTCTCTTCGTGAGTATACCGGCCCTGCCGACCCTAATAATGCAAATCTTCCTAGCACATTCAAGATTGCTAGAGAGACTTTGATGACAGCTCAGCGTCTACTGCTTGATACTGGGAACCTTAATATGTTCCACCAGTCA